CCACGGACGCGAGCCATGAGCTCGACCATTATTACCCGGTGCGCGACTATCCAGACCTGCAGGACGATCCCGCAGGCTTCCGCCACTCACACCGCAAATGCAACCGCGAGCGCGGCGCCGGCCAGCCTCGGCTCGATCTGGGCGACGTCATCCCCGCCTGGTGGTGATGAGCTACATACGAAAGGACTTGCGTCATGGACAACGACCACAGCATCTGCCAACGATTGGCCATGATGCTCGACGAGGATCCGTCATGCACGATACTGATCATCGGCCGATACATGGCACCGGTGCGCGCCGAATACAACAGCGTCCGGCATCTCGTGCGCAAGGCCAAGCTCCGTCCAACGATCGCCAACAACGGCCACCTGCGATCGGTGACCGCGCAGCAAGGCAGGCTTGAAGCTTTCGCGCCCATCGGTCCGGCCCGTGGCCGTCGCGCCAGCGCCGTGCTGCATGTCGGCGAGCGCAATGAGCACATCGACATGGTGCTTGACTCGTTCCGCATGTCCGGAGCGATCGTTTACACGTCGTTGGGTGTGTGATTGCCTCGCCGGTGGGGTAGGGGAGTGCGGATTTGCAGACCGATGTCGGTAGGCCCACCCTCCCGCGCGCACTTTTCCTCTCTCTCCGACTTGGCCACCCTATCGCGCGCGAGGGCTCGGAATCGGCTTTATTCCGCCGTTTCTGAGGGGCGTATTTTTACTGGTCTTTTCCGGTTGTTTTCCGGTGGCTCGGTTTGTTTGGTTGGTAATTGGGTTGTTTTTGCCGCCAGTTCGGCTGATTGGGGGTTGATTATGAGTGCTTCCAAGGATCAGCGGGCTCTTGACATGTTCATGGGCGCCGAACCGTTGCAGAAGATTCGTGACGAGCTTGGTTTCAAGACCGTCACGTCGGCCGAGGCGGCGATACGCCGTGCCTTGGCCGAGAAGCGCAAGGGCAAGGACTACGACACCGAACGCCAGCTCGAGCTGGAACGCATCGACGCCATGTTCAGGATCGAATACCCCTTGGCCAAGCAGGGTGATTCCGCGGCCATGAGCACGTGCCTGTCCCTGAGCGAGAAACGCATGCGCCTATTGGACAAGCCTGGCGATCATGAGGGCATCACCGCCAGCTATGAGGCGACGCTCAAGGCGCTGGCCATCACCGACGCGGATTCCGCTTTGGTAGCGACCGGACGGGCGGTGGCCCGGCAGATCGACTACGCGCTGCGCCACGGTCAGGGGCAGGAGGTCACCAAGGCCCTGTATCTGGTGCCTCACCTGATGAACGTGCTGCGAGAGCTCGGCGCGACGCCCGCGGCGAGGAAACAGCTCAAGGAGTACGCCGGCACCGCAGCGGCCGAATCGGACGGCGAGCCGGTGGACGAGCTCACGGCGTTCCGTCGCCGCAAGTTCGGCATCTAGACCTGGGAGGATCGGAGCAGCCATGTCGAAGCATTACGGCCGCACCGAACCGAGGCTGTGGACGAAGCCGCTGCGCGAGCTCACCCCGGACACATCCTTGGGCTTCGAGGTCATCGACTACGCTCGCCAGATCCTGCACATCGAACTCTACCCATGGCAGCAATGGCTGCTCATCCACGCGTTGGAGCTGTTGGAGGACGGGATCACCTACCGATACCGGAGAATCATCGTGCTCGTCGGCCGACAGAACGGCAAGACCCTGGTGGCCAGCGTGCTCGCCTCATGGTGGCTCCACGTGGACAGCCAACGCCACCCCGACCGCGTGCCGCCTCTCAGATTCAAAATCGTCGGCACCGCACAGAACCTCGACATCGCCCGAGAACCATGGAACAGCGTCAAACTCTGGTGCGACCCCGAACCCGAAACCATCGAGGAACAGGCCGCCGCGATCCCCACCCTGCAGGCCGCGACCGCCAAAGTGAGCGACACGAACGGCAAGGAATACATCAAAAGCCGTGCGCTCGCCGTCTACGAGATCCGCGCCGCGAAGAACGCGCGAGGCAAGCCGGCAGCCCGAGTCATCATGGACGAATTGCGCGAACAGAAGGACTGGGCCGCATGGAACGCGCTGAGCCCGACCATGAAGAGCTTCTGGAACGGCCAACTCTGGGGCATCAGCAACGCCGGCGACAGCACCAGCGTGGTCCTCATCCAACAGCGTGACGCGGCCATCGAATTCATCGACGCCTGGCACCGCACCGTCGAATCAGGACTCATGGACGCCGCCGAATACGCAGGCCGCCACGACTGCTCCCTCGCCCTGTTCGAATGGAGCGCCGAGCCCGACTGTCCAAAGGACGACGTGGAGGCGATACTCCAATCCAACCCGTCCATCGGCTACGGATCCCAGACAGTGGAAGGCGTGCTCGCCGACATCCCCGGCATGACCGACGCCGGATACCGGACCGAAGACCTCTGCCAATGGGTCACCGCGAAGGTCGAAGGCTACATCGACGTCAACGATTGGACGAACACCTTGGCCAAACCATTCGACATCCGAATCCCCACCGGTGCACGCACCGTGTGGGGAATCGACGTGAGCGTGGACCGCTCGCACAGCTGGATCGCCGCAGCGGTGTTCGACGCCAACGGCAACCCGGTGGTCAGCCTGCGCGAACGACGCAAAGGCCTGATGTGGGTGCCCGAATACATGCAGCATCTGGCCGAGGAATCCGGCATGTGGGAGGTGGCAATCCAATCCAAAGGTTGCCCAGCCATGGAATTCATCGAACCACTGAAGCAGCTCGGCTTCACCGTCCATGAGATCGACGGCAGCCACATCGGTCTCGCGACCGGACGCCTGCGAGACCGGGTGCGCGAACACCGGCTCATCCACGCGCCACAGCCGCTCGTGGACCAGGCCATCGAAGGCGGCGTGACCAAGGTCATCGCCGAAAACGAGGCATGGGACCGGCGCAGATCGATCGTGGACATCAGCGGCGTCGCGGCGATCACCGTGGCCCTCTACGGGCTCGAAACCTGTGAGCCGCCTGAACCCGAACACAGCGCATACGAAACCTACGACCTCCTCACCTTCTGACGAAAGGAACCGGCATGTTCGAACGACACCCACTGCGCCGATGCATCGGCAAACGCATCGTCGCCCGCATCGACAACGTCACCTGGCACGGCACACTCGCCGCCTACTCCTGCGAATGGCTGGAACTCAAAAACGCGAGCGTCGTGGACAACATCACCGGCGAAACCAGCGCCGACGGCCTGATCCTCCTGCCCGAGGAACGCATCGACTTCATCCAGATTACGGAGGCTGACTGATGGCCGGCCTGTATTTCGCCCACAACGGCCTGCTCAACGACTGGGCCGCATCCAACGGCATCGAAGTCGTTGACGCGGGCCAGCCCCTGCTCTCCTACGACGCCACCCCGGACGGCGAAGGCGTGAAAAGCCACCCATTGCGCGAAGTCACCGATTTCATCGCACGCATGATCAGCAGCCTGCCCCTCAAGGTCTACAAACGCGAGACGGACGGCAGCCGAATCCGGGTGCGCGAGGGGCCATTGGCCACGCTCGTCGCCAACCCGAGCGGAAACCCCGCAATCCCACCCAGCGCATTCTGGTACGCGCTCATCCAGGACGGACTGCTGGACGACCGGTACCTGGCCATCATCGACCAGACGGACAATGGCCTGCGATTGAAACGCATCCCCGCACGCCGATGGCGACCCACCGTCGATGATTTCGACGAGCCCACCGGCGCGAAGGTGTGGATCGACCCCGCCAACCCCACGAAATTCGACATCCACACGGACGGCATCATCATGAACGTGGGCTACGCCTTCGCCAGCGGCAAAGGAGAACCCAAACGCCGCCGACTCCGGGAAATCCTCGATGAATACGATGCCAGCCTGAAGTACCGCGCTGAGGTCAACCGTCACGGCATCCGAAGCCCCATCGTCATCGAACGCGACAAGCCATGGCCCGACTCCACCACCCGCGAACGCTTCCAACGCGGCATGAAGCAATTCACCAGCGGCGGCAGCGGAGCCGGAGGCGGAATGCTCCTGGACGACGGCATGAAGGCCACCACGCTCAACGGCTTCAAACCCATCGACGTGGACGACCTCAACGCCCGAGACAAGGTGAAGATCGACGTGGCCAACGCCTACGGCATCCCACCCGAGATCATCGGCATCAGGGAAGGCAACTTCAGCAACCTCAGCGCCTTCAAGCAAATGTTGTACGGCACCTACCTGGACCCGTACATCGTGCAATTCGAACAGACGCTGAACCTGTGCCTGCGCGACAGACTGCAGACCTACGACAAGGGCCTCTACCTCGAATTCGACCGCGACGCCCAACTACGCGGCGACCCCGAAGCCCAATACAAGGCACTCGTCACCGCCACAGGCAGACCCATCTTCACCACCAACGAAGCCCGCGAACTCCTCAACAGACGAAAACTCAAGGAAGGAAGCGGGCTCGTCACCCCGCTCAACGTGCTCATCGGAGGGCAAACCAGCCCCAACGACGGGCAGACCGAAAGCAGGGGAGACGCCCAACTGCCAGCCAACGAACCCGAGAAAGGACAACCATGATGCTGACCAAGACCATCCGCACGCCGGTCAAGGCCCTGACCAACGAGGACGGCGAACCAACCGGATTCACCGGATACGCCGCCGTGTTCGACAACATCGACCTCGGCGGCGACAAGATCATCAAAGGCGCGTTCTCCCAAACCCTCGCCAGCCGATACCCCGAATCCGGCGCGGGAATCCCCGTCTACTGGAACCACGACACCGACGACCCGTTCAAGAACCTCGGCCTGACCACCAGCGCCATCGAGGACGAACACGGCCTCAAGGTCGAAGGTGACATCGACACCGGCACCGAGCTCGGCAAGCAGGTCGCCAAACTCCTCAAGGAGAACCGCGTCAGCCAGATGAGCTTCGCGTACAACGTCGAAGCAGGCGCATGGGTGGACGGGCAGAAAAACGACGACGGCACCTTCACGCCCGGCTACTACGAGCTGCGTCAACTTGATCTCTTCGAGGTCTCCATCTGCCCGATCGGCATGAACCAGGCAACCGAAGTCAGCGCCAAGAAGGCACTGCTCGGCCTCGACCCCGACCAGCAGCCCCACGACGAGCCTTCCACCCCATCTACCCCGCGCCTGGCCGACGGCATCCGCCGCCTGCGCCTCCTCGACATCCAATAACCAACCAACCTCGAAAGGAACCCTGATGCAACTCAAGCAGGAAATCGCAAAAATGAAAGCCGCCGCAAAGGCCATCATCGACAAGGCCAAGAACGAAGGCCGAGACCTCACCGCCGACGAACAGAAGGACTTCGACGACTGCTGCACCAAGGCCGAAGCCCTCCAGCAGATTCTGGACAACGCGGAATCCAACACCAAGCGCCTCGACGGCATCCTCGCCGGCGACACCACGGGCCTCGGCGAAGCCGAAAAGAACGAGGACAATCTCGAAGGCCGTGACCTCGGCCAGCGATTCGTCAGCGGCCTCGCCTACAAGGCCTGGCACAAGACCGCCGACACGCTCGGCACCGGCGGCGCCATCCGCATCGACAAGACCCGCATCGGCACCATGGACGACTACTTCCAGGCCAAGGCCGGCAACGCCATCGGCACGCCCATCGCCCACCTGCAGCCCACGCGCATGCCAGCGGTCGACCTGGTCAACCGTCCCGCCATCACCCTGCTCGACCTCATCAGCCGAGGCAGCACCAAAGGCGACTTCGAATACCTGCAGATCCTGAGCGTCACCCGCAACACCGGCATCATCCCCGAAAACACCGGTGACGAGGCCACCGACACGCAGAAGCCCCAGTCCACGTTCTCCACCGCGCTCGCCGACGCGAAGGTCTACGGCTACGCGGACGGCTACACCGTCACCAACCAGCTGCTCGAAGACGACTCCGCCATGGCCAGCTTCCTGCAGAACGAATTCGACTACAGCTTCCAGCTCAAGCTCGCCGACATGCTCCTCAACGGCACCGGCACCAACGGCCAGCCCAAGGGCCTGCTCAACACCACCGGCGTGCAGGCGGGGAACTGGACCAAGGCCGACGACGAGGCGCGCAACCTCGTGGTCGCCATCCGCCAGTCCCTGACCAAGCTGCGCGCCGTAGGCGCCACCGCGTCCGCGATCCTCGTCAACCCCGAAGACGCCGAGAAGATCGACCTCATGACCGACGTCAACAAGCGATTCATGGGCAACGGCCCCTTCGGCACCGGACCCACCACCGTATGGGGACGCCCGCTCGTCGAATGCGACCAGATCGAAGCCGGCAAGGCCATCGTCGGAGACTTCCGCCAGATGGCGTTGCTCGACCGCAGCGGCCTGACCGTCGAGGCATTCAACCAGCACAAGGACTACGCCAGCCGCAACCTCACCTACGTGCGCGCCGAACTGCGCGCCGCACAGGTCATCTGGCGACCCGCCAACTTCGTCGTGCTGGAGGCCAAGTGATGAGCAGCCAAATCGCAATGCGGGTCATCAACGGTATCCGCTACCGCCCCGAAGACGCGCCACGCCACGCGGCCACCGAACCTCCCGCAATCGAGGTCCCTGTGGAAACCCCGCAACCCGAGCCCGAATCCGAAACCATCGAACCGGTGGCGGGCGTACTCACCGCAGACGAGGCCAAGGCCAATGCCAAAGCCACGAAGGCCACCAAAAAGGAGGCCTGAATGACAGCGGCACAATTCCGCACAGTCCAACAGCCGCTCGACCCGACCACCGCAGTCGGCGAAATCGCCCTGTTCGACGCGGACGGCAACCCCCTCGACCTCTCAGGCGGAGGCCAGAAAATCACCAGCGTCAAAGCCACCGCGCTCGCCGCCGGCACGGCTCCCACCGCGACACTCGCCAATGGGGTGTTGACCATCGGCATTCCGGCAGGAGCCAAAGGCGCTCCAGGTACGGCCGGAGTCGGCGTGAAATCCATCAGCCTGACCAAGGACACCGACGGCAACATCACTGGCGGCACCGTGACCAAGACCGACAACTCCACCACGGCCATCACCGTGACCACGGCCTGATTCGGAAGGAGCGTCCACCATGCCAATCCCAGACATCGTAGTGGACAACCCGACAGTCGATGCCCAATGGTGGATCAAGGCCGCGCAAGGCTCCATCCGTCGCTACTGCGGCTGGCACGTCACCCCCGAAATCGATGACACGCTCAAAGTCGATGCCTATGGCGGCAGCATCCTCACGCTGCCCACCAAACACGTCAACTCCATCACGAGCGTCCTCGTGGACGGGCGCGAGCTCTCCGATCAGATTGATTGGAGCGTGGCCGGTACGATCCAGCTGAGGTCGGGCTCGTGGCCAGACCGCCCAGGTAGCGTCACCGTGAAGCTCAACCACGGGTATCCGCGCGACGAGGTGCCGGAAATCGCCGAACTGCTGCGCACCCTCGCCAAGAGGGCGCGCAGCCAGCCGGGCATCTCCAGCCAATCAGTCAACGGGGCATCCGTCAGCTATCTCACCTACGGGGGCACCACGCTCGGCGTGCAGCTCCTGCAAATCGAGAAGGACATGCTCGAACCCTACCGACTGAACTGGGGGCCACGATGAATTTCGAAGACAGCGTGCTCGGCATGGAGACCGGTCTCGGCATGAGCAGCCTCACTCCGATGATTCGACAACGTGCCAAACCGGTCATCGGCGACGGCAACCTCGTCTACGACGAGGACTGGTCGGATCCCGAAATCCTCCGATTCGAGGGATATCTGTACAGCCGGTCCAGCGTAGACTCCGCAGCCAGCGAGCCACGTGACCAGGGCACTGTCAGTGACAAGCAGCTCATCGTGCCGAATCATGCCATCGACATCAAGGTCCATGACCGCATCATCATCAACGGCGACACCTGGCGGGTGACCGGAATGCCGGCCGCCGACCAGAACCCGTTCACCGGTTGGCGGCCGACACTGGTCGCCGACCTCGAACAAGTGACAGGAGGCGGCTGATGGCCAAGATGGGCGACATCGACATGCACTTCAACCAGGCGTACTTCGACACGATCCTCAAGGAGCCCGGAGTCGACGGGCTCTGCGAGGAAAAGGCGAAACAGGCTTTGCAAATCGCCTCCGCCACGGCGCCCGTGGTCACCGGAAACTACCGTGACAGTCTCTACGTGGAACATGTCGAATTCAAGCATCGCAACGCCTGGCAGGTGGTCAGTAGCGAAGAGGACTATGCGATGGCCGTCGAAGCCAAACACCATACATTGGCCAACGCGATGAGGCGGGTGAAATGACAGCCATCGTACTGCCGGCCGACCTCAAACGGTGGGCCGTGAAGCATCTGCGCGAACAGCTCGGAAAAATGGGTCACGACGTGTCGATCGACACCAAGACGCCGAAAACCATGTCCTACCCGCTTACCAAGCCGCTCATCACGGTCGGCGAGCTCACTCCCACGAAATACGACCACGTGCAATGGGATCAGGAACTCGCCATCAACATCCGCGCCGGAACCCGCCAAAACGATAAAGTCTGCGACGACCTCTCACGCCTGATCGCGGGCATCCTCACGGATCCGACGATCAGTCAGGCCGAAGACAGTCCCATAACCAGCATCGAAGCGTGCAACGGCCCATATCCGATAGACGATTCCGCCGACGTGGCCCACTCGTATCTCACCGTCGAATACCACTGCGTCGGCGAAATACGCCAATAATCAACCTTCCAACTCAGAAAGGAAAACATCATGACAGCAGATGCCGAAGGCAACGACCTCGAAAAGGTCTTTATCCCGGTAACCGGCTTCCTCGCGGTCCAGCTCACCGGCGAACCCACATGGGTGGACCCCACGGAAGGCTCCGCCACACCGCTCGTGCTCCCCGAAGGCTACGTCAAGGTCGGCCTGTTCAAGCAGGACGGCGGCCCGCAGGACGGCGGCGACAAGGAAGACGACCTCGAATTCTTCCAGGAAGGCTACAAACTCGGAGGATCCAAGAGCCGCACCCTGCAGGTCACGCTCGCCGAATTCAACGACATCGTCCGCCAGCTCACCACCGGCAAGACCCCCGACACCAACGGCATGATCGTCGTCGACGGCGACAACGACGCGACGTTCCCCATGTTCGAGGTGCTGAAGGGCAAGAACGGCATGAGCCTGCGCCGCAACGGCCTCGGCCGAATCCAGACCGTCGAACCCGACCAGAGCACACGAGGCGAAACAAGCGGCAACGCCGTCACCTTCGACTGGATCCGCAACGACGAATGGGGCGGATTCTACCGCGAATGGCTCGTGGACCCGAACACCCCAAAAGGCTGACGTCGGTGGCGGTCACCTCTGAAACTGGAGGAACGCTGCCGACGAACCTCAAAGCCGGTGCCACGCTCAAACTCGGAGCCAAAGCCACCTACACGGACGGCACCAACGGCATGGTCACCACCCAGGCGACATTCACATCACTGGACAAGACCATCGCCACGGTCAGCGGCAGCACGCTCACCCTCATCAAGGCGGGCACAGCCAAAGTCACCGCGACCGTCAACAAGGTGACCAGCGCCACAGCATCCATCACCGTGGCAGCAGCCGCTTAGCAATCGT